TTTGTTTTTTCAGCATCGCCCCCTCCCAAAGATGATGTTGATTTTTTAGTGGTATAAATTGTATTTCTGATTTGCTTTAATTGTTCTACTCATTACAAATGTTCCAATACTGCTATTCTGTGTAAATAATTGTTTCTTTAATGTTTGGAAACTTTTTACTATAGATTTTCCATTATATATATCTTCATATAGTTTTGTATCAACTAAATATTTTCTGCTTCCATCATTATTAATTGTGGTCTGTGGAATACCTTTTACTCTATATATATTCTTATCTTTATCGTCTCTTGGATTTTTAAGGTAATCATCATTAAGAGTAATATTGTAAAATTTCTTACCAAGGAAATAAGCAACTTGTCCTCTTTGAGTTGTTTTTTCTATTTTCAGATTTCCCAAATCTTCACCAAAACAACAAGGATAATCTCCTTTGTAATTATTTAAGTTCTCTGTGAATGTTTCTAAATGGTCTGTGCTAAAATAAATTCCATCTGTTTCAATGTGAATAACATCATCACTATTATTTGGTAGGCATTTAATATATTCAAATAATAATCTTTTACTATAACTATAAACCATAATCCCTGCAACTATCCAATCATTAAATTTATCTTCATTAAAATTCTTTAATATTTCTTGTCCGTTTAATACACCATCACCTTTAATATCTTTTGATATTTCTTCGTCTCCATGAGTTTTCATTAATGACTTTTCTAAAAACTCTAAACTATAATGTATTGATGGATTTTCTACTAATTTACCTGTTAGTGAATTAAGATACAATTTAATTGTTGTTCTTAATGCTTCATTGTAATTTAAAAAATCTTTTGATTTTAAATATGCGTCTTGCTGTTTTTTTTCATTGTAGAATGTATTAATATATGTTCCAAATATTTTACTACCTAATATATCTTGATTTGAAACTAAACCTTTAACTACTTTAAATTTTTTCAAACCATAATTATTAATGACATAGTCTAACATATAAGAATCAATATATATCTCTTTCATATCATTTGTTGCCCAGTTTAAACTCTCATCTTTAATTGCAGAGGCAACAGGTTTTAATAAATAACTATCAAACACAATATCAGTGATCAAGTAAAACCCATATTTAGTTTTATCATAATCATATATCCATTCACTCTCTCCAGTTGGGATTTTAGAATAAATTAATGATGCTGGATATTGAGAAGCAATATCAACGCCAGTAATACCTGAGAGATGCTTTCCTGCTTGGTTGCAAGTTGAAATACCACCTCGTTTAAATTTACACAAGAATTCATATTTTTCTTTATTTATTTTTCTTTCTTTATCTTCAGTATATACACCTGTGAAGGTCTCTAAATCTTTTTTATTTTTGTTGATTACACCTTTAAATTTGTTTATTTCTACAATTATTTTTTTGCTATGAGAACCTATTGTTGTTGAACTCATTAAAGGGCATTTTGCTAATAAGTATGGATTTATTTTTTCAATCAGAGTATTAATACAGATTGTAAATTTTTCCCAAATTTGAAATAATGCTATACAATCATAATGACAATATTTTACATACAAACTCCAAAATTCAGGTTCATTATTTTCTAATTCTAAAAACTGGTTAAATGTTAATTCAGGTTTGTAAAAACATAATTGTTCGCTTGATATTTCCTTATTATTTAAAATCATGGTTGTTATTTTTCCATCTGTAATTTTGAAACTTTTAGATAATCTACTTAATGTATCAGTAAGAAAACAACAACTATCTTTAAATAAATGACCTCTATAATTGATTGAAATAATAGTTGTTCCTCTAAATTGTAAATCACATTCAAGTAATTCTAAACTCGTTAAACTACTAATGAAAAAATAAAAATCAAATTTACCTCCATTGTGAGCGATTACATTATAGGTTCTTCCTGCTTTGCTTTCTACATTAAACCAATCTATTAATTGCCTTGATGATGCTTTTTCTCCATTACTTACAAAAGAGATATTTTTACATTCTTCTTGTTTGTATGGTCTATAGTAAGCACAACATAAACTATCCTTTAATAAATGTATCTTTTGTCCTGTTGCTTTAATACAATAATATTCTTCTGTTGGTCTTGTTTCAAAATCAAATGTCATTAAACCTCTTTTTGTTTTCTTATTTTTCAATACAACACATTCGTAATTTTCCAATACGTAATAATGATTATCTTTTAATACAATATATTTTTTAGTATCATCTAATTCTTCATTTGTGCTATAATCAATAATAGAAATATTTAATTGTAATTCATGAATAATTTTGTATGCATCACTTACATTAATTTCTGTATTTGTTGGTATTTCAAATTGTTTTCTTAATTTTGTAATTTCTAATTTTTCACCGATTATATGCTCTAAACATTTAAAGAAACAATTATTTAACATAGAAGATGGATTAAATAGATTGAATTTGTAAAATGAAGATTTTAATTCTTTTGTTCCTGCTTTGTGCTTATTGCAACCACCACCAACAATTTTAATATTTTCAATTGTTAATAATCCATCAAATACATCTTTCATTTTTGCTTCTCCTTTACCTTTACCAAATACGCTATTCCACATAGCATCAAATTTTGTAGTTGTTGAACCTTGACTATCAGGTTCATTTTCTTCTACTGATTTCTTAAACCAATTTTGAAAATGTTGAATACAAGTAAATTTAAATGTATGTTTAATATCTGCAACTCCTGACTTAAGTGTAATTGAAAATCTATTATCTTTTTTGTTTTTCTTTTTATTCCATTTTTCTACAAACTTATCTAAATCTCCAAGTTGAACTTTATTTTTCATCTCTTTCTTCATAACCTTCTTCTTCTCTTTTTTCTGTGCTTGTTGTTCCTTGACTGCTGAATTGTATTCATCACGCATGATTTCATATATTTCCATCTTCACCTTATCACTATATTTTCTTTGCTTCTTAAATGATGTGCCGTATAACTCTTTACCATAAGTTTCTACTGCTTGATTGATGGTCTTAAAACCAAGAGTATCTCTTAATGTTTTTTGAGCGAATTTTCCTAAAGAGTTCAACTGGCGGTTCATTATATACTTAACACAGATTTTAATTTTAAGTAGTTTTTCGTTAAATATATATTTTACAATTTTCCTAAAGTATTTAAATATTTCAAATTTAATTTTTTTTTTTCCTAAAGATATTTTAATTTAATATACAAGTTAATTCAAATATCCAATAATAAAATCTTTCTCAATCTTTTACATTCCTTATCATAATTAAACTCTTCTCTATAATGATAAAGATTTCTTCTCATAGATTTCAATTTTTCTTTATTATTTAAATAATACTGCTTACAATTCGTAAGGTATTCGTCAGTATGTGTTTCTCTGTATTTGTAAATTGCTTTTTTGGTTGAAGGATTATATGAAGGCATTTTATATATATATACTTAACTATTTTATTTCTAAATCAATTTTCCTTAATATATATCTTTTTTACTTGCTCTGTAAGAAAATCAACAAAGTCCGCCAACTCCTTATCATATTGCTCTTGATTGAATTTATTAATACAACTAAAATGTGCTTTACGATCTACAATATCTATTCTCTTGCATTTCCTCAATTTAGTTCCACATAATTCACAATTCATATTATTTGTCTATTTTATTTTCTAATATCTTAAACTCATTTAAATTTCCCATATAATAAAAATGCGTCCATGTTGTTCTGTGCTTTTTTAATTTGTATTTACCCATAATTTCACCACATTCACATTGTCCTTTTTGTTGATGATGTTGTTTAGATGTCGGCATAAAATAAAATTAAATTAATCTTTAAGTATCTACTAACCGAAAAGTATCACCAATTATACATCTCAAATATAATCTATCAACTTTTAATATATCATCAGGACAAATATTTTCATTAATAAAAGTTCTATATTCTTCTTCACACCCTACACCATGTTTTTTATACTGAAAGTCTTTCAAATATTTTGATTGTACAGCAAATAAACCCATAACAATATCAATAGGAGTTTTACTATAAGTCATTACATTAAATTCTCTAAAAATTGCTTTCTTATCTAAATTTTGTAATACAATATTGAAAAAGTCATCTTTGAATAATTGATATCGTCCAGTCATTTTAATAATCATATCATCATCTTGAATATCATACTTTTTAATAATATTTTGTATATCAATTATTTCACGAAACCCTTTGTGCATAGTATAACCATCTTCAATAACATAGTCATTATTACAAGTATAAACAATATCACAATTGAAAACATCTAAATAAGATTTACCTTCCTGTGTATTTTCTACAATAATAGGTTTGATTGAAGGAGGAAGAAGATTTAAAACATTAGCAATACCAATATAATATTCTTGTTTTCGTCTATCTCCATATTGAATACCCATTTTATTTTTAATTGAAGTAGTAATGATTAAATAAGTTTGAGGCATATATAATACATAAATAAATTAATTTTTTCTTCTAAACTTAATTAATTAATTAAACAAATACATTTCTTCCTTTTAGATTCTCGTATGAATGTGAAGGAAAAACTCCCTGTGGATAATCTACTTTTTCCTTACCTCTTAAGTTTCCTTTTTTCTCAGGAATATAAGAAGGTATTAATTTATCTTTTGAAGTAAAAGAAAAAGGGTCATAGATAGTTCTGTAGAATTCTCCAGTTTGAGGTGCTGAAAATAATCCTGATCCAGTTCCAAAACCTTTCACATTTTCATTAGGTCTTTTATCAAATGTATTTATTATTTGACTGCCCAATGAATGACCAATAAGAGTTTTCTTTGCTTTCTTATACTTATCTCTTACCTTCTCTAATGTTGCTTCCGCTTCCTTGTATCTATTTGTTGCTTTTAATCCTGATTGTCCTAAAAAGGCAAGGTATGCATCAGTTCCTAAATCACGCGCAGAATAAGGATTAGTTCCAGCAACAGAATACACAACTCTATTATTATATGGATTGTAAAACACTTTATTTTCTTTTGTTGATAAATCAGTATCTAACTTATAACCATAAGGGTCTAATTTCTTTTGCGTTTTTTCTAATGGTGAATATGAAATATCTAATCCTTCTTCAAGTGGTAATTCAGGAAAAGGATTTCGTAATTGTTTTTTTTCTATATTTGATTGAGATAATAAACCAGTTGAAGAAAGTGTATTTTGTCCTCCTACATAACCTCTTAATATCTTTTGGCGTTTATCATTATCTCTAAGAACTCCATACATAATATAATAAGAGAAAATTATTCATCAATTATTTCAACTTTATCTTGATTGTAAAATATCTTTTGATTAGTAACATTAATAAATAGATAATCATGTGGATTTTTGTATAAGTCTAATAATCCTAATGCTATATCTTTTTCTTGTTCTATTGTTTCTTCTACTACTTTTTCCCATTCAATCTTATTAGGTTTAAATATAATTAAATTACTAAAAAGTTTTCTAATACTCAAAGGTATTGATAACCACGACTGAATCAGAAAAATTTGAACTAATTTTAAATGACGACGATTAAATGACATTTCTTTTAAAAAAAATTGTATATCATTATTTTTTAAACTTGCCCCTACATCATCATAGATTACTAAAGATGTTTTTTTATTCAAACTATTTTCTTCAACTGCTTTAAATATTTTCTGTAAATTCTCTAATGTTAATTCATCAAATAATCGTTCTTCAGCATGTTTTTCAAATATATTTTTTTTTAAACTATTTCTTGATTGGGAAGGCATAATAACATATACAAAATCAAATACCTTATTATATATTCTATCTTTCCCTTTTTGTGCTAATAAAGAAATAAGTGTTGATGTCTTACCTGACCCAGGTCGTCCAAAAATTGCAGTTGTATTAAATGAATTCATAAAAGAAAATTGAGGATAATCCTTTAGGTGTTCTGTTAATGGATAATCACAAAGAAACTCTGGTGGGTGTAAATCAATCTTTTCAGTTTTTTTTATTCTAATCATAATATATGCCTACAAAAAATATTAATACCAACACAAATATTAACAAGATTAACATTAATATACCTAAACCAAGACAACCAAAACCTAAATCTATTAATCAAGCAGAACAAGAATTGAAAGATTTAGAAAATAAAGATTTACAATATTCAAGAAGGCCAAATGTTAGTTTATCCATTAATCCGAATGTATATGGTTTTAATACTACACCTTTAGGAGAACAAAATAGAGTGTTTGAAAGACCATCAACACCAACAATTTCAATAGAGGAACAACAAGCAAAAAATGCCGAACAACAAGAAAGAACAAGACAAGCACAAGAAGAAATACAAAGACAAGAAGAAATTGCTAGACAAGATGCCGAATATCAACAAGAACAAGATGAATTATTTAGAGAAGAAAACATGAGTAGAAGTGGATTAGGAAATGTAAGGCAATCATATTTTCAAACAAGAGGAGGTAATGATTTTCAAAGTAGATTAAATCAACAAATACCAATAGCACAAGCATACCCAAGCGAATATGAAGGAGATAGTGAAAATGAAACATTAGCATCAAGATTAAGAAATACACCTTTAGGAAAAGCAAGTATAGCAACACAACAAAAACTATTAGATGAATTTGAAAGTCAGCAAGAATCAAGAAAAGAAGAAAGAAAATCAAGAAGAGGAAGAAAAGCAGGAAGCACAAATAGACCAAAAGAAGAAATAGATTTAGAAAAAACAAGAAAAGAACAAAAAAAAGAAGCAAAACGAAAAAGAGATGAAGGAAAACAAAGAACAAGAGAAATGAGAGAAAAACAAAAAGAAGATGAACTAAAAAGAATACAAGAAATAGAAAAACAAGCAAAAGAAGCAAAAGAAGCAAAAGAAGCAAAAGAAGCAAAAGAAGCAAAAGAAGCAAAAGAAGCAAAAGAAGCAAAAGAAGCAAAAGAAACACAAATAGAACTTGAGGTATCTACAAAAAAAATACCAAAACCTAAAAAAGCAAAAGGATCATTAAGAGGACAAAAAGATCTTTAAACAAAATAAGCACCACTAATATTTTGAGGAGGTAATTGTTTCTTTAATGGTTTATTACTTTCAATCTTATTAACAATCACAATCGGTTTCTTTTGTTTCTTTATTATATTTGTAATTTCTTCATCATCACTTAAACTACTAACACTTTCTTCATCTGTATTTAATTTAGATTTAATCTTTTCTAATACTTGTTTCTTTGCTTCCTTCTTTGCTGACATTTCTAATTTCTTCTGTAATTTATCTAACTGCTTTTGTAATTCTAACTCTTTTAAAGTTGCTTTCATTTCAATTTTTTCTTCTGTTAATTTTGGTCTTCCTCTTTTCTTTAGTTCCTTCATTTCAACTTCTTCAACAACTTCTTTTTCAACAACAATTTCTTTAGGAATTTCAATTTGTTTTTTTAATTCCAATTTTTCCTTTCTTTTCTGTAATGCTTTCTCAAATGCTAATATTTGTTTTTCTGATCTTGGTTTCTTTTCCTTAACAACTTTAATAACTTCTTCTTCTACAACTTCTTCTAAAGGTATATCTTCTAAAGGTTTAGGAGACGAAGGCGGACTTTTCTCAATACTTTCATTAATTATTTTAATTTTGCGAGGCATTATATATATTTAAAAGAAAAAAATATTTTCTAAATAGAATATATGGACGATACCGAATATACAGAAACTTTTGATTTATCACGATTTATTCCTGACGCACCTTTTGATGAGGTTATTGAGAGGTTTGAGAATGGAAGAACAATAGATAAAATTAAACCAAAGAACCCATTAATATCACTTGAAGATTTTGTTAAAGATATTCCAAAAAAAGAAACAAAACCTAAAAAGATGGATAGAGAACAATTAAAAGAACATTTAGAGAAATTAGAAAAACAGATTGAGGAAGAACACACTAATTAAATTTCTTGATATATATAAATGATTGAAGAATTAACTGAATATTATCAAGTAGAAGAAAAATTCCTTATTGTTTTAGATAGTGCTATTCCATCTCAAATAGGAAATTTTAGAGAACCTTTTTCAGTAGAAAATCCAACTATAAATAGTTTAACAAATAAAAGTGATTTGATATTTAACTTACAATATCCTATAGAAAAAAGCATGGAAGATATACAATTAAAATGCTCTGTAAAATCTGCAGTGTTTCCAAATAGTCAATATGTTATTAATTCAACCAACTCTTATTTTGCAACTTGTTTAATAGATAATACAGGTTCTCCAATTACAGAATCTAATTTTTTAATGGAATTACAACAAGGAAATTATAATACAGAATCATTAAGACAAGCATTACAAAACACTATTCAAACAGAACATGATGATAATGGATATTCAAATGTAATTTGGACTGTAGGATATAATAACATAACTAATAAATATACTTTTGAATTTACTTCTAATGATGGAACTATAACTCAATTCTATATTTCTTTTCAACCAAAAGATTTAGGAACTACTACATCAGTTTCTCAATTAGGTTCAGTGATCGGATTTCTAAATGACTTTATTTATATATCAGGTCCAGTAATACTATCTTTAAACACAAATGCTATTTTTTCATTTACAAATAAATATATAACGGCAAATTATCCTTCTAATGTATCAGGTTTAAGAGCATTTAATGTTATTCTACAAAATTATTCTACTTCCAGTATTCGTATTACTCCGTTCAATTCACCATATGGATTTAAGAACTCAATTATTAATTCATCATTTAATAATAGTCTATATACTCAGTTCTTAAGACAAAATGTAATCTGTAATGTTGCGTGTAATGCGAATCCCATGGAATATATTTTTTACGAAAAAAGTAGTGATTTCTATATAGATTTAAAAGAACCTGTCTTGAATACTTTACATATTTTATTAACTGATAATTACGGAAATCTTTTAGAATTAAATAATCAAGATTGGACAATTACTTTAGAAATGTCTTTATTAAAAAAGAAGGAATTTAAAACAAAATCGTTCTACGAGTATTTAAGCAATCCATAATTTTTTTTTCTCAAGGTAAAGTATGGCGACTGACAATTCCCAATTTTTCCCAAATCGCAAGGCACTATCTCCTGAATTTAGTTTTACACCTAAACCAAGTTCTGTTAATGGTCGTTCTTATAGAGTTTCAATTCCTGTTTCTAATGGTCAAAGTTTCAGTGCTGGAAGCACGATGGTATTTAATATTCCGTGCGGAAAACAACGGACTCTACTTGACCCAACGAGCAGTTACATACGCTATACAATTAAAAATAACGCTACACAATCTACAGCTACAGGTGTTCAAGGTGTAACAATTAGTGCGACTTTAGCAGCAAACGGATCTACGGCAACAGCTGGTAGTTCTGCTACTGCTGGTATAGTTCAAACTTTCGGTGCTGGTTTATTTTTAGACCATAATGCTTATAGTATTTTTAATACAACGACTTTATACTCAGGGTCTAATATGCTTGAATATATCAATGGCGTGAATATTTTATATTCGTATATTCTTGACACGAATTTTTCGTATGCGAATGCTCTTTCTAATTCATTAAACTATGGAATGTATGTTCCTGATACTTCACCTTTAGAAATTCGTAGAGGTTCTTTGTTAAGTAATGTTGTTTCTACAGCCTCAGCCTCAGCCCCAGCTACAACATCTGCTTATATTAGCGAACAAAATACTTTTTGTCTTCCTCTTTTGAGTGGTCTGATTGGTATGGGTAGTAGTGGAAAATTTGTCCCTATCTACAAAATCCAAGATGTATTACGCGTTGAAATTCTTTTAGAATCTCAATCTTTAGCATTTGCTCAACTTGGTCAGTGTGCTTCTGCATATTCTGTTATTAGTGCCGAACTTGAATTACAGTTTGTGGAAGTTGATCAAGAAGGAATGAATTTAATTGAAAGTACGACTCCTATGGGTTCTCCTACATTTATTGTCGGTTCATCGTTTAGACATTATGTTCAATCTCTTCCTAATTCATCAGGCATCTTTTCTTGTTTAGTACCCTCTAAACTTGCGAGTCTGAAAAATATAATAATTTTGCCAAGACCAACATCTACAAAAGATGCTATTAGTGCTTATTCTTTATCTTCTCGTGCTAATCCTAATTTTGAATATTTTGTAATGAAAGTAAGTGGTACGCAGTGCCCACAAAAACCAATTTTCTTAATAAACTCAAGTTCCAGCGGCGGCTACTCAGAGTCGCTTGTAGAAATTTTCAAAACTACAGGTTCTCTAATAGGCACAGATAAAGCAGGTCTATTAATGGCGACTAATTATAATATTGGTGCAACAGCAGATACAAATACAGGTGTTTTAGCACTAAAAGCAGCAGGTCAATCTTACCAAAACGCTTTTGCTCTTGCTCTTGATTTTGAACTATTTTCCTCAAAAGATACTATCATTAATGGTCTTAATTGTTTGGCTGAATCATTATACTTTGAGGCAAATATTGTTACAGCACCTGGCGAGACATATACCCTTGATTTCTATGCTTGTTTTGATAATTTATTTATTGTTGATCAGTCTGGGTATGTTTCATCTCGTGCTTAAATATTTATTATTAATTATTTCATATTTTTCGTATATAAAAAAAAATATGAACTTACTTCTCTAAAGGACTTTTCTGCTTGTACTGATTATCAAATGTTTTCTCAGCAACAGATTTAGTATGTGTCATTCCGCCTTTTTTTGCTATCATTGAATGACCGCCTTTTTTAGTAATCAAAACAAGTCCGCCTTTCTTAAGCATATATTAGGTAAAGAAAAAAAATTATTCCTTATCAGGATTTAATACTGGTTCTAAATTTAATCCAAGAATCCAATTTCCACAATCAGTTAATAATGCACCAGCATGATCTGTATCTACTAATAATTGATTGTTTAACAAATTGTAAATATTGATAGATACATTTTCATTATATGGACGCATAATTGTAATAGGGACAGATGTATTTTCTATTCCAGAATACAAGTAGGTTAAATAAGGGTGTGTTGATATATCTGTAGGATTCATTTGTTTCGTCCAAAATCCTAAAAGATTACTTGGACTGCCATTTGTTTCAGCAGATAAAGAAGTAGTTAAATTTGTTGTGATGTATCCATTATTTGCTGAATAGGGAATAGTATGGTTAGCAGCTATTGTATCTTTGTAATAAGATGGAGCAGTATAAAAATAAAATGTTAATCTCCAATATTTAATCTCTCTTGGTAATATACGAAAATTAAGATAATATGTTCCTGAATTATTTGTTCCTGAAATTTTATCTTCTGATTTAATTACAAATGAATATGTCATATATTATCAATTTATTATTTTTCTGTATGAAACTCTTTAATAGGCGTAAATTTTAATATTAATACGTAATTACTCATATCTGCTTGTAATGATGAACCATCTAAATTTGTTGATACTAAAAATTTACCTATACTTCCTGTAACAATTGAAATTGTCATATTATCTTGTTGAGGTCTTAATACAGTAATAGGAACATTTGTAGTTTCTTGGGCAACAAAATAACGAATAGAATTAGCACCTACATTTGATGTAGATTGAGATTGATTCCTTACAATAATACCTAATACATCACTTGGTGATCCATCTGTTTGTCTGCTTAACGGAGATAATAGACTACAAGCAACAAAAGCAGTTTGAGGTGCGTATGTAATATCTACATTTCCTGTTGTATCGTATGTATCCACATAAAATGCTGAATCAGTAATCATAGAAAAACTAACTTGATAATATTTGTATTCTCTTGGTAAGATATTAAAATTGATATTAAATGTTGCATTATTATTATCACCTGAAATCTTATCTCTTGAATTGATTACAAAAGTATATCCTTGCTCTACCATATATTAATTATAGAAAAAAATCTTTCTATATATAAAACATGCCTAAATCTTGTTCTGCTAAATTACTCACTAATACAACTTTCTTTAGTGATAATTTGGGAACTTATATTGCTAATGGTGAAATTGAAACAAATAAATTAATTACTAACGGAGATATTATATTAACTGGATCTATTACTAATGGATCTAATAGTATTACCTTTACAGAAAATACACTATATACAAATATAGCAGAAAACTTTTTTATTCATGGAACTGGCTTGATCTCATTCCAGGGGACTACCTATAATATTGGACAAATTTTGTCGGCATTTGTAGGTGGAGGAACTATAAGTCCATATCCAAGTATAACCTATGACGCTTCATTAAATAAAACCTCATATACTGGGTTACAAAATTTTCCAGCAAATTCTATAGCATCAACAAGTATAAATAATACTACATTTGTAGATTTAACAACAGCACAAAATATAAGCAATAAATCATTTACAGGAACAACTATTTTTTCATCAATACAATTAAATTCAGATTTAATAACATCTAATGGGGGTGTAACAATTTTGAACTCTAATTTGGCGTTAATAAATTTTCTATCAGGCACTTCAAGTAATATTAATACATCAATTTCAGCATTACAAACAAAAACTACTAATATATCTTTTTCAAGTAATACAACAACAATAATAGGTAGTATATCAATTCCAAATAGTAGCTTACCATCAACAGCAATTATAAATACAGCAATGACATTAGCATTAGCACAAACCTGCACATCAACGAAAAATTGGACTCAAGTTCAAAATTTCCAAAATAACATTCGTTTAGACGGCGCATTACTTTTATCACTGGGCACGATTTCAATTCCAAATAGCACTCTCCAAAAGACAGCATTTATTTCTGATGTTACTTCAGCAGTAGGAGCAAATCTAACTTCATTACAAAATCAAATCAATTCTATTAATACAGATTTAGGAAATTATGTAACAGAAACAGAATTGACTACAGCATTAAGTCCAATAAATTCAAATATTTCAACATTACAAACTAAAACCCAATACATTTCATCAACATCATTAAATACAAATATTTTAAATAATACTAATGTTTCAGATTTATTTATTTCATCAACTATAAATGGATTTTTAAAAGGAGATTTTAATAATGTCATTACTCAATGTTCATCATTAACCTCAAATTGTCAGCAACAAATCACCGATGCACAAAATACAGCAAATTCAGGTGTGAGTAAAGCAGATTCAGCACAAGCAACAGCAAATACAGCAAAAACTAACGCAGATAATGCTCAAAATACCGCTAACAGTGCATTAGCACTGGCTGGTATTGCCAATGGAGCAGCAGTAGGAGCAGGAGCATTAGCAACATTAGCAAATACTACCGCCAATGGTGCCGCAGCAGGATTAGTAACACTTAACACTACAGTAGATGGAATAGAAGTAGATGTTGCTGAACTCCAAGTTAAAACAACTCAATTATCATATAATCCACTAACATCAAGAACAACAATAAGTCAGACTTTCAATAGTCCATTTTTAGAAATAGGTAATTTAACTTCAGGATTTACTCAAACAGCAACAGATCAAATAACATTAGCTGGATTATTGAGATGTAATAACAGAGTAGAAATTAATAATACTCTTGAACTTGTAAATAACAATAGCATTATAGTAGAAGGAATTATAAATCAAGACAACGCAAATCCTCCTAATGCTGGAGTTAATCAATTTTTAGCACCTACAAATTTTAATGGGAATGTTATTATGACAAATACATCAACTAGTATTAATTCAGCAACAACTCAAATAGGAACAAATGCTGTTTCAACTTTAAATTGTAATGCTACGGCAGAATTTGGTGGTGATATTACCATGCTTACAAATAAAAACTTGAGACTAAAAAATATAGTTCCTATTCTACTTGACTCAATTTATTTTGGAGGTGAGGCAGGAGTTCATTTAAACGATGATGTTGTTTTTAATATGAAAATTGAAGCAAACAGACCATTACAAATAAATAACACTTGTCAAATTGGAACAACAATAAATAGAAATACATTAAATTCTTATACTACGACAACCGTTTTAGATGCTAATACTGGTATGACTTTAACAACCCCTACAATTGGAATAACAAGTCCTTCAGTAACTATAGGACAAAATGGGGTTACTGTTATTACTGTAAATGGTTCATTAGTTCAAATAGGTCAAACATTAGGAATTAATTATCTTTATGGGACAACTTATGTGCAAAATCTTTATTCTACAACTGGTGTAATTGGAGCAGTGGGCAACGTTTTTCAACAGTTTGTTTAGAAAATTTAAAGTCTTTAGAATATATATTCAATGGATATTCTTACAAAAATAAATACCTTACCAAATGAAATACAAAATTTAATTTTTTATTATTGTATTCAAACAGAAGCAGATTTGATTAGAAATATAAATTGGAAGAAGGAATATAAGAATACATTTTTTAAAATGAATATTCTCAATAGATATATTAATGATTCAAATATATATGGAAGTATTATATGTGTTAGAACAATTAGAACAAATGAAAATAGATTAGGTGATATATATAGAACAATAGGAAAATCTTATTTACAAAGAGTAGGATTTAAAGCGTTTGATTACAAATACAAACAAAAAAAAGAGTTAATACAAGATTGTATAGATAATGGTATAACAAAATTCAACAAAAATGATAGAATAAGTATGATTAAGAAATTAATGAAAATTTAAAGTCTTTAGAATATATAGAATGAGTTTTCCAACATGGAATTCAGATCCAAGTTTTAATAAAATAACTTCAACATATTTCAAAGACCTAATTGATCTGAGTGGTAATTTAATAATCAGAAATGGAACAATAAAAAGTCCTGCGAATACGATAGAATTTGATGATTCGTCATTTAATTCTATCAACTTTACTAATGTTAAGATTACAGGAAACCAAAAATTAACATTTAATTCAGTTGTATATGATATTGGTGAAGTTGCTTTTAAATCTACAAATTTATCTTTTAATCAATCAACAAATACAACGACATTTTCAGGCACTTTATCATTCCCTGTAACCAGTATAGCATCAGCAAGTATAAATAATAGTAGTTTTCTAACATTAACTGGAAATCAGTCGGTGGGTGGGCAAAAAACCTTTAATTCGCAACTTATTATGAATAACAATTTTCGTATGGATACCGGTAGTTTTTTTCTTGGAACAGGGGGAAATGTAGTTGTTACTAACTCACAAATCCAACTCATACCAAGTATTTCAACTTTAAATACAAAAACGACAAACCAAACTTACTCATCTTTAACAAATCAAACGCAATTTTCAAATCTTCTTAAATTCACTGGCACATTAAATGGTTTTAATGTTACTAATTTTAATAACGCAATTACTCAGACGTTAAGTTTAAGTAGTCCAGCACAATCTCAATTAAACACATTGACAACCAATTTATCAACAACAAATACAAATATAACAGGAATCACATATACATCAGGAACATCTACTACAAATATACCAAAAATTATTTTTACTGGGACATTAAATAATATAAGTGCCGTTACTTTTTCATATTTATCAAATGTCCAAGGTGATATAGCATTTAGTATAAATAATTTACAATCTCAAATTAACAATATACCCACATTTGACTTTTCCGCAAATAATGTTTTTACTGGCATGTGTAAATTCACAGATACACTTCAGCTCGACTCGTCCTTAAATATTAAAACACCATCAGCATCCATCACTCTTACTGGTGATAATTTAACTCGTATTCAGTATTTATCCAATGTGGGGAGTGATTTAAATACATCTATAACAAATTTAAACACCAAAACATCTGATCTATCTTTTTCAGCATCTACAACAACGGTAGCAAATACATTAGCGGCATCGACTTTAACTTTTTCATCAACATTAAATAATATAAGCACTACTACATTTGCCTTTTTGTCTGGAGCATCTGAGAATTTACAGGGGGCAATTAATTCTTTGAAAACCAAAACGACAGACATTTCATTTTCAGGAACTACAACAATGGTAGCAAATACATTAGCATCAGCAACTTTAACTTTTTCAGGAACACTCAACAATATAAGCACTACTACATTTGCGTTTTTGTCAGGAGCAACTGAAAATTTACAGGGAGCAATTAATTCTTTGAAAACTAAAACGGATACTACAAATGTAAATGTTGCAACACTTACTACAACTGTAAATGATTTCGCACTACGAACAACAGAAATGTCATATAGTGATGATCCAACACCTCAAACAGTAATTACTAACAAATTAGTTTTAGAAGAGGTTGTTTTCACTACTGATTTGAATAATATAACCCCTACAACATTTGGTTATTTAGCAAATTGTAGTTCAAATATACAGAATCAGTTGAATTCAAAAGCAGATGCTATAGCAGGGACAATTATTCAACACATATCAGCATATTTACAAACAAATTTTCCAACAAGATTTTTATTATGTAATGGTCAATCAGTTTCAAGAACTACATACGCGAATTTATTTTCATATATTGGAACAACTTATGGAAGTGTAGATGGTAATAGTTTTAATGTTCCAGATTTTACAGCGTGCTTTTTGAGAATGGCATCATCAGCAAGAACAGTTAATGGTGTTGTATATACACCTGAGGCAGTTGGAACAATTCAACAAGATAGTATGGAGGCACACGTTCATAGTAGCAATTTAAGCGGTAAATATTTGAAAAATGGAACCACATTTGGTTCGGGTTTTTTCAATGGAACCAACAATCCAAACCAAGACAATTTTCCTTCTTTTACAGGTGGTGTATCATCATCTCATCGAACATCTACAGAAACAAGACCATTAAATCATTCTGTTTATTTCTATATAACTTGTTAATTTCTTATGTATATATATATATGATAAATCAAGAAATTTTTGATGATACTTTTTGGCTCACTTTATCAGGAATAATTGTTGGTGTTCTTGGTGTTTTGATAAGGTATTGTTTCTTATCCAAATGCGATAATGTTTCAGTTTGTTTTGGTATATTAAAAATTCATAGAGCGGTAGAATTAGAATTACCAAATGTAGATGATTTAGAAGCAGAATATCATGGAACAGAAAATGTAGAAGATATTAAAGATAATAAACCGTAAGGTTCAGGACTACAAAGACACATTTCAATAGAATAAATCATTTCTAATTTAACTTGATGATGAAAGATACAATTTTTACTCTTAAAGTAAATATATAATTGTAATACATCATATTTATTCATGGTTGATAATAATTGTTGATTAATATATGATCCATTAACATATATGTAATTATGATAACAAGACATTAACCCAGCATACCATCTTTGATATTTATTATTTTTCAATAGGTATCTTGATAATAGATATTTGTTAAAGAATTGTTTAGTTTTTTTACTTAACTTTAAAGATGGTGTAAATCTTGGTGGATTATATTTGTATTCTGTAGTATTAAATTCTGTTCTACATATACAACAAAGATTAGACTTTTTAATATGACGCTTTAAGCAGTTAATACAATGAAAATGATTACAAGGTAATTTATGTTCAGTAGGTTCAAAGCAGATGCAACAATTTTCTTCCATATAATATATGAAGATTGTATCTTTAGAAAAATCAAATAGAAAAGATAAGAAATATGTTGTATTACTTGATGATGGAAAATCATATCACTTTGGACTTAAGAATGCTATTACTTATGTAGAAGGGGCGACTAAACAAAAAAGAGATGCTTTTTTAGCAAGACATTTAAACAATCCATTAGAAAAGAAACTAATAGAAAATCTTGTGCCTTCTCCTGCCCTTTTTTCCACATACTTATTATGGAATACAAATGATTTAGATGAAAATATCAAAATATTAAATCGTATGTTTTCCTAAAATTAAAATATTTAAATAGTATATATGGACGGAGCAGATGCTATTACTTATATATTAAAAAATAATATTGAAGGTGATATTATTGAATGTGGTGTGTGTGCTGGTTTATTTGAAGAGATATGGATTCAAGAACTACAATTTAATAATGAAGTTAGAGATATATACATGTATGATACATTTAAGGGTTGTACAGAACCGACTAACTTTGATTATACAGCAAAAACGGCAACCATATATCAATTAGATTCTAACGCAACTTATAACTGGTGGAGGCAATTAAAGATAAGTGAAGATACAAATGGATTGTGTTATTGTCCTTTAGAAAAAGTAAAAGAAAATTTAGAAAAGTATAATTATCCTGAAGAGAACCTACATTATGTCGTTGGAGATGTATTAGAAACATTAAAAGATAAATCTACTATTCCTGAGAAAATAGCAATCTTAAGATTAGATACTGATTGGTATGAATCTTCTAAATTTGAATTAGAGCAAATGTATGATAATGTTGTTACTGGTGGAGTAATTATTTTTGATGACTATTACCATTGGGATGGACAAAGAAGAGCAACAGATAATTTTTTCAAGAAGAGAGGATTAGAATATGAATTTGTAAATATTGGAAATGGTAAAACTTCAGCAATCATTAAAAAATAATCGTTTATTTTCCTAAAATAATAATATTTAAATATATTAAATGAATGTTGAAGATTACTTTAAGTATATTGAATTAGTCTATCCAGTATCAAAACAAGAATTAATAAAAAAATCTATTAGCGATTTCAATTTGTTTTTAGAAAAGTTCAAAGAAGAAAATGATGATGAAGAAGAGGAAGATGAAGTTATTATATATAAAATATTTTGCAAGGATTTATCTATTACTGATTGTTATGTTGGAATGACAAAGAAAGATTTAAAAACACGAGAGTATCATCACAAGAAAACATGTGATAATGAAAATTACAAATACCACAATAAACATCTATATTCTTTTTGTAGGTTACATGGAGGTTGGGATAATTTTAATATGATTGAATTAGAAAAAATGAAATGTAAAAATAACCTTGAAGCAAGAGCAAAAGAACAATATTGGATTGATACAGAAAATGCAACATTAAATAAAATTCGCGCTCAAAAGATTTAATTTATTTTCTTTAGTAATATTAAATGGAAAATGAAACATTTGAAGAATTTCAAATTAGAGATTTTCAAAGAAGGAAGGAATTAAGAGAATTTTTAGAAAAAGAAGATGAAAAAGTAATCTTACTAATAACAAATTTTGTATCTAATTATTCTAAATCTATATATTCATATACAGATGGTGATCAAAAATTAATAGTTCAGTATTTAGCAATAGACCAGTTATTATCTGATGAAAATGTTAAATCTCAATTACAATATGAAATAAAACACCCACAATGTGGTACATTTTGTATGCAGTTAAATAAAATAAATGATGCTTACAAAGAACATCTAAAAAAACAAGTAGTATTAAAAGATTCTTCATATTTAAATTTCAGAAAAAGATTTCCTTTGAAAAACTAATCTACCGCCTTTTG